ACTGCACTTGTCAATGGTGCAGTAACAGCTACCAACACAATAATTGTAGACACAGTTGCTTCAGGTACTATTGCAAAAGGCCAAGTTATAACAGGCGTAGGTATTGGAAGTAATATAACTGTATCAAGTGTTACGGCAGGGGCAGCAGGTAACTTTACTGTAGTACTATCTAGCAATGTAACTGTAGCAGATAACTTAGCATTACAGTTTACTTTTAAAACTACTACCTTTGCAGTAGACGGTGTAGTAGGAACTATTACAACAGGTATGGAAGTTGTTGGTACTGGTATACCAAGAGGCACAACAGTACAAGCTTTCTCATCACCAAATGTTACAATAGGTAGTGCTGCGGATACTTTATCTTTACTACTTACAGATGATACTGCTTTATCTTTTAAAACAGAGTATACTATTGGTGGTAGTGTTACATTTGATGATGATGAAAATAGAGCAGCAATAGCTATATCACCTGCTCTTACTGCTTCACCTGCTAATGGAGACAGCGTAGAGTTTACAAGCACAACTACAAATTATCTTGCAATAGGGTGTGGCGTATTTCTTGACTCAGTTATTGTGGCTAAGAATGAAAGTTTAATTAAATCATCGGGTACTGGATACTCACTTGTAAATGTGCCTACGTATGGTACGGCTCTTGTAAATGCAGGGTCACAAACTGGTACTACTTTAAATGTTGATGGGTTAACCTCTACACCACAAATAGGTGATGTGTTTAAGATTGCAGGTATAGATAAAATATATACTGTGACTGCAACACCAACAGTTAACGATGCAGGTGAAGCTGCAGTAGCAATTGATCCTGCTTTAGCTAGTTCACCTGCAGATGACGCAGTATTAACTTTTTTAAGTACATCACGAGAAAATGGTGGTAAAACTAGATTTTCTAGGTATAACTATACTGGATCAGAAAAAATTGCAATAGTTGATGGGATCAACGTTCCTGCATTATATAACGGTTCTCAGTTTACAGCATTAAATGATGCACCTACAGATGTAACAGGAGCAGAGTTTGTAGTAAGTTTTAAGAGTCAATTGTTTTTTGGTAAGGGGAATATTTTAACTTTTACTGCACCTTTTACAGATACAGACTTTACAGCCGCCAATGGTTCTGGTACAATTTCCGTAGGAACATCAATCACAGGTATCATAGTATTTAGACAACAGTTAATTATATTTACTGAATCATCTATCTTCCAACTTAATGGTAATACAATTGGAGACTTTCAATTACAGCCAGTAACCACAGACATAGGTTGTGTAGATAAAGATACAATACAAGAAGTCGGTGGTGATGTAATGTTCCTTGGTCCAGATGGCCTAAGACTTCTAAGTGCTACAGACAGACTAGGTGATTTTGGATTAGGTGTTGTATCTAAAACAATACAGAAAGAAGTAACAGACTTTATTACAGCCAATACATCTTTTACAAGTGTGGTTATACGTAATAAGTCACAGTATAGAATACTAGGTTACAATAATAATATAGGACAAGCAAACGCTCAAGGTATACTGGGTACACAGATGGCAGGTCAAGGTGGCGAAGGAATGTCATGGGCAGATATACGAGGGATAAGAGCACACGTAGCAGACAGTAGGTTCTTTCAAAATTCAGAAACAATTGTATTTGCAAATGATGATGGATACCTATATCAAATGGAAGAGGGTAATAGCTTTGATGGAAGTAATATCCAAACTACTTTTGCTACACCGTATATGCCAATTAATGATCCAAGAATACGTAAGACATTCTACAAGATGTTTTTGTATACTGATCCGCAAGGTAGTGTTTCGTTTGATGTAAGTTTAAAACTAGACTTTGACCAAAAGAATAGTGTTCAGCCTACACAAATTGACTTTAATAATAATACAGGTACAGTTGCATTTATGGGTGCAGCTACATTTGGATCAACAGCGGTGTATAGCTCCAAACTAAAGACACTGTTTGAAACACAAATAATTGGATCAGCTTTTGTCGTATCTCTACAATACACATCAGATAGCGTAGACCCCCCATTTTCACTAGACGCTATTACATTAGAGTACACAACCAACACACGAAGGTAAAATAATATGGGTACAGGTTACACACGGAACGATACAGCGAACAACATTGCTGACGGTAACGTTATCAACGCTGCAGACTTTGACGGTGAATATGACGCAATTGAATCTGCATTTAATTCTTCTAGTGGTCACACTCACGATGGTACTGCTGCTGAAGGTGGTGCTGTTACAGTTATTGGCCCTGCTCAACAGCTAGTAGCAACATCTACATCTATTAATCCTAGCACAAATGCAGGGTTAGATTTAGGTACTACATCATTACAGTTTAAAGATTTGTATATTGATGGTGTTGCTTATATAGATAGTTTTAGTGGAGACATGTCTGTTGCTACAAACAATGCATTACAGTTTCGTGATGCAGACCTGTCTATTAACTCTAGTGCAGATGGACAGCTAGACGTTGCAGCAGATACAACGGTTAAGTTTACATCACCTGAAGTGATTATGACAGATGATGTAAGACTACAGAGTGATAGTTCTGTGCTTACGTTTGGTGCAGATGATGACATTAAACTTACACACGTAGCTGATACAGGACTAGGTGCAACAGCAGCTACTGGTTTTCAACTATCATTACAAACATCAGACATATCTGTAGACAACGGTAATACAATTGGTAAGATTAGTTTTAATGCTCCACTAGAAGATAGTGGGTCAGATGCTAGACTTGTAGGTGCAGAGATTGAAGCTGCAGCAGAAGCTAACTTTGGTGCTACAGACAACTCTACTGCCCTTGTGTTTAAAACAAATACAAGTGCAGCAGCCACAGAACGTGTACGTATCAAAGCAGATGGTGATGTAGTATTTAAAGGCGCATCCTATGATATGACATGGGATGAAAGTGCTAATGCATTAGACTTTGCAGACAATGCTAGTATTGTTGTGGGTACAGGTGATGATCTTACAATCACACACAATGGAACAAACACCAGTATTGTAAACACTACAGGTGAACTGACCATACAGGGTGATGGTATAACAGTACAAAGTAATACTGGTACTGAAAAATATATGGATATGGATGTTAACGGTGCAGTTAACCTATACCATAACAATGTAAAGAAAATAGAAACAACAGCAGACGGTGTTGATGTAACTGGAGATATTAGTGTAGGTAATTTTAATATAGATGCTAATACAGTATCTTCTACAAATACTAATGGTGACATAAACCTATCACCGAATGGTACAGGTACTGTTGTAATTAATACTGATCTTGATGTAGATAATGTTAACATTAATGGTAACGCTATCACATCTACAGATACCAATGGTAACATTGACATAAATCCGAATGGCACTGGTATTGTTAAATTAAAGTATAACAATTCGGATGTATTAGTAACAAGTGCTACAGGCGCAACTTTAACAGGGGCAATAGCTGCAACTACTTTTAGTGGCGCATTAGATGGTACTATAACATCTGCTACAACAGGTGTAACACAAAGTCCTGCTGATGATAGTACAAAATTAGCAACAACTGCATACGTAGATGCTGCAACTGGAACAACAACAACAGCAGCAGATGGTTCCGCACTTGCATTTGCAATAGCTTTAGGATAGAATAAAATGGCAAACACATTTAAAAATTATGTAAGTAGTTCGGCTGTAGGTACTTCAGAAGTAACAATCTACACCGTACCTTCAAGTACAACCTCAGTTATAATTGGTTGTAATATCGCAAACGTGACAAGCGGTCAAATAAGAGTCACTGTAAAAGTCGCAGACACACACGTTGTGAAAGATGTACCTGTACCTGCAAACTCTGCAATATCTGTTTTAGACGGTAAGATAATTGCTGAAACAACAGATACTGTAAAGGTAACATCTAATACAGCAAGTAGTGCTGATGTAATAGTGAGTGCATTGGAGCAAACATAATGAGTAAATATATCGGTACTCCTGTAGTAAGTCTCAGCACAGACACTGTAGACGTAACAGGAGATATTACAACTACAGATGCTACGCCAGAGGTTATCATAGTAAATGATACACACGAGGATACCGATGGTGGTCGTGAAGGTAAAGTCACGTTTAAAGGACAACAGTCTGGTGGAGAAGAAACTACACTAGCAGAAATACAGGCTTCACATGACGGTACATCAGACGATGAAAAAGGCGATTTGATATTCAAGACGAATGACGGTTCTGATGGTGCTAGTCCAACAGAGGCTTTGAGAATTAGTAGTGATGCTCATGTTGGTATTGGAGAAAACGATCCCAAAGCTGATTTAGTTGTAAAGCAAAGTGGTTCTACTTTTACACCAAACGCAAATACAGTAGCTCTTTTCCAACGAAATACTGCAACTGGTTCTGGTGCAATGGTAAGCATTTTATCTGGAAATAACTCTGCTGCTGATTTGAATTTTGCAGATGCTGATGATGAAGATATTGGCAGAATTAGGTACAATCATTCAGATAATAGTATGCAGTTTCAAACTAATACTGCAGAACGTATGCGTATCGACAGCAGCGGTAATTTAGGAATTGGAACTGCAGCCCCTCTACGTCAACTCCACATTCATAACACTAGTGCTAATTCAGAGATTGCATTTACTGCAGGAACTAGTGGTGTCTCTTCTATACTTTTTGGTGATGGTCAAACTGGTACAGATGTTTATCGTGGATACGTTCAGTATAACCATGCTGATGATAATATGTTATTTGGTATTGGTGCAGTTCAAACACTTTCACTTAATAGCGCTTCAAATTCTTTTGGTTTGGATTTTGTTACTCTTTCCTCTCCTTATGGAATGAGAGTAAGAGCAAATGGTTCTTTCAGTCACCAAGAAGGATTGTATTTAGCAGACCATTCTAATAATTTAAAATGGAAAGCCAACATGGATGGCTCTACATCTCAAGTTGCAGCAGCTAGTGCAACAGCTTTTAATGCAACTTCAGATTATCGTCTTAAAGAAAACATAGAAGACTTAACCGATGGAATAACAAAAGTTAAACAACTACAGCCTAAAAAGTATAACTGGATTTCTGATAAAACAGACACATTGGAAGACGGATTTATTGCACACGAAGTTGCAACTGTTGTTCCATCAGTAGTTAGAGGCTCTAAAGATGGAGTTGTAGTATGGCAAGAGGGCGAAGAGTTACCTGACGGTGTTTCATTAGGTGATAATAAACTAGATGATGATGGTAACACAATTCCAGAATATCAAGGTATAGAGTATGGAAAATTAGTACCAGTTCTTACAAAGGCATTACAAGAAGCTATAGCTAAAATTGAAACATTAGAAACTAAAGTAGCGGCACTGGAGGGAGAATAACATGTCAGGATATATAGGCCCAATACCAGTACCACAGGGTATACAAAACAAAGAAAGTTTTACAGCGACTGCTGCCCAGACAACCTTTAACACAAATGGTTATACAGATGGTGCTTTCATATCAGTCTACCTTAACGGTGTACGCCTTGTAAATGGCACAGACTATACAGCCACAAACGGTAGTGACGTTGTACTAGCATCTGCAGCTAACACAGGTGACGTACTAGACTTTGAAACATTCAACTCATTTAGTTTAGTCAGCCAAACATTTGATAACCTTACCACTAAGAACCCTACCCATGAAGATACAGACGGTGGTAGAGAGAGTGCCTTATCATTTCAAGGTGAGCAATCAGGTGGTGAGATTAGTACACTGGCTGCAATACAGGCATCACACGATGGCACAGCAGATGACCAAAAGGGTGACTTAATCTTCAAGACCAATGATGGTAGTGATAACAATGCACCAACGGAGAGGCTAAGAATAGATTCTGATGGAGTAGCTACATTTAGTCACGACATAAAATTACCAGATAGTGGAAAAGCCATATTCGGTGCAGGAAATGACTTAGAGATTTACCACGATGGAAACTCAAAAATAGCTGATGTTGGTGATGGTAAACTTGAACTTCATTCTAATGGAACAGGCGTGTTTATCCAAAAGGGTGCAACTGAGTATATGGCTCAGTTCCTTACTGATGCTCAAGTAGAACTTTATCACAACAACTCTAAGAAGCTTGAGACTGTATCAGATGGTGTAGACATATATGGTCAAACTCAATCTGGTACTTTAGTAGTGGCAACTGCCGATTCAGTAGTATCCACATTTTCTGGTTGTTTGCTTACTATAGATGGCACTGGAGGTTCAGGCACTGGTGATGCAGGCGTTCTAATGAAAACCCCATCTAATACTCGTGGTTTTGCTATGGACCACTCTGATGGTAACACATTTAGAATTTTTGGTGGTAATGGTTTTGGGCATTCTTCCGATTTTAGAATTAGTAACGTGGGTAATGTTACTATAGGTGGCTCTCTATCTAAAGGGTCAGGGTCATTTAAAATACGTCACCCTCTTGAATCTAAAAAAGATACTCACTGGCTTGTCCATTCATTTGTTGAAGGGCCACAAGCAGACAACATATACCGTGGTAAGGTTGCTCTTGTAGATGGTACGGCTACACAAAACATAGACACAGTAGCAGGAATGTCAGAAGGAACCTTTGATGCTCTTAACAGAGAGGTTCAATGCTTTACAACAAATGAAACTGGTTGGACTGCAATTAAAGGTTCTGTGTCAGGAAATATTCTTACAATCACTGCTCAAGAAAACACTTGTACTGATACTATTTCATGGATGGTTATCGGTGAAAGAAAAGATGAACACATGATGAGCAAACATACTAAGTGGACAGATAGCGATGGTAAAATAATTATTGAGCCAGAGTTAACAGATACTGAAAAAGAAGATAAGACAGAATATAAAGAAGGTGTAGGAGAGTAGTATGACTAACGCAAGAGAATTAGCAAACCTCGTTGGTGGTACACTAACCAACGTAACATCTGGTACTAACAACGTAGCGTTAGGTGATGAGGCACTTGAGGCTGTAACCTCTGGTTCAGAAAACGTGGCTATTGGTAAGGATGCAGGAACGGCTATAACTACAGGTACAGACAATACTTTTGTTGGAATGGAAGCTGGTAAAAATACCACGGATAGAAATCATAACACTGGTTTGGGTAATGAAGCACTCAAAACAAATGTAAATGGAGCTAAAAATGTAGCTGTTGGCTCTGGTGCATTACTTACTATGAACCCTGCTAGTGACAGTGATACTTACAATGTAGGTGTAGGGTATGATGCAGGTGGGTCGATTACAACAGGTGTAGATAATACGCTTATAGGTGGTCTAGTTGGTGATGCTCTTACAAGCGGCAAGCAGAATGTAGCAATAGGTGGTGGTACTGACTATGCTGCATTAGGCTCTGACACTCAAGGTAAGTTTACAGTAGCTGTAGGATTTGGTGCTTTAAGAGCGCAAAACTTTACTAGTGATACTGCTAGTAACAATGTTGCTGTTGGATATTTTGCAGGTGGGGTAATGACCACTGGAACAGGTAATACTTTTGTAGGTTCATTAGCAGGTGATGATTGTGTTGATGGTACTAATAATACTGCCGTTGGTAAAAGTTCTTTAAGTGCTGATGCAGGAGATAATAACACTGCTGTAGGTTTAGAAGCACTAAGAGATACTACTGGCTCTGTTAATACTGCTATTGGTAAAAACTCAGGTAATGCAATAACATCAGGTTCAAAGAATACAATTTTGGGTGCGTACAATGGCAACCAAGACAGCGTAGACATCCGTACCTCAGACAACAACATCGTTCTGTCGGATGGTGATGGTAATGTTCAGTATTGGCATAGAGGTGCAGATAACACAACTGTTTTAGCAGGTGCACACGCAGGTGCTGCTTGGACAACTGACTCAGGTTTTCGTATTCACGGAAATGGAGTTACAGCACAATGGGTTTCATTAACAAATGAGTCTGTTACTGCAACAGATGAAACTATGATTATTCATAGGAAAGCTGCTGTAACTAATGGTGAAGCTTTACAGTTTTATCGTGCAGGTAGTGCTGTTGGCACAATAACAGTTAGTTCAGGTTCAACAGCATTTAATACTTCTTCAGACTACAGATTAAAAGAAAATGTTTCAGACATAACAGGTGCGACAGAAAGACTAAAACAACTTAAACCTAAAAAGTTTAGTTGGATTGAAGATGAAATAGACACTGCTGATAATGAAGGTTTTATTGCTCACGAAATTCAAGAGGTTGTTCCAAAAGTTGTTGTTGGTGCAAAAGATGGTACAAGAGAAGGTAAGGATGGGACAACTATTCCGCACTACCAACAGATAGATTTATCCAAATTAGTGCCATTGCTCACCGCTGCACTGCAAGAAGCGATAGCAAAGATTGAAACATTAGAGACAGAAGTGGCAGCATTGAAAGGATAAACAAATGGACGAAATAACTACAGAAGAAATATCACAAAACTACACAGCAATGGGTCACAGTGTTGATCTGCTAAATGCAGGTAAACCAGAGGGCATGGAAGCAGACGAATGGACTGCAATGAAAGCTCGTAACGTAGAGCATTTAGAACTGATGAAAGCCAAAGACTACTGGACTTCAGAAAGTATGACTGCAGTAGATAAAGCTATCGCAGACAATAAGTAACTTTAACAAAGGAGAATGACAATGGGAAAAAATGAAAAAACCCCTATCGTTATAAACGACAAAGAATATTTAGTAGAAGACTTAACACAAGAGCAACAGACTATGGTTAATCATGTATCAGACTTAGATCGTAAACTATCAAGTACTAGATTTAACCTAGACCAACTAAGCGTTGGACGTGAGGCATTTGTAAATATGCTTGCACGATCTTTGGAAGCACCAGTAGAAGCAATAGTTGTAGACGAAGATGAGGCTGCATAAATGAAATTTGAGCAAGTCCTTGGTGTTATTGTTATTGGTATGTTAACATGGGGTTCACTCCAGATATATCAGATCAATGCCAAAGTCTTGCTCATGTCATATAAAGTAGATGAAAACCACAAGATGATTAAGCCTATGTGGGAAGACTTCCTAGTTCGTAAATCACAAGTAGCGAGTAAATAATGGAAAACATGAAACTTCCTATAGCTCTAGTTGCAGCAATGGCTGTACAACTAGCAGGTGCAGTCTGGTGGGTATCTCAACAGGCAGCTACTATATCATCTTTAGAAGAAAACGTAGAGCAATTTGCTAGTCGCATGGCTGTAGAGAATACAGTCAATCTAAAGCGTGATGTGCAAGAAAGTAAGTCTGACATAGCAGAACTATGGGAAGACAGTGACGAGGTCTGGGAAGAGATGGCAGCTATGCTTGCTTCATTTAGTTCTATCAATGACCTCAAACAAAGAATAGCTTTACTTGAAACAGAACTAAAGTACATGAACCGTGACCATAACAAAATGTTAATACATAACGATGGGATGTAGCTATGGACCCCATAACGATCCTCTCAGGAATAAAGTTAGGTTTAAGCACAGGCCGTAGCGTAGCTGCACTATCTAAAGAGATAGGTAAATTCTTTGATGCAACTGATCAAGCCAAGAAACAGTTACAGAAAAAAGGTATCTCAAGTAAAAGTGTTAACTCTACTGCACTAGACCGTTGGGCTAAAGTACGTCAAGCAGCAGAAGCTGAGAGTGAATTGCAGGAATGGATCACACAGACGTATGGACGTTCAAAATGGATCGAACTCCTCCGCATAAGGAAAGAAGTTCTACAAGAAAAACGTGAGGCAGAAGCTCAAGCAAGACGTGAGGCTATGGCAAGACAAGAGTTAGCATTAACCCTAGCAGGTATCTTCTTTCTTATTGCAGCCTCTGTTATTGGATCTACAGCATATCTGCATCACATGGGATGGATAGACATAAAAGACTATCTGCCTTGGTAAATAGGAATAAACAATGATACAATTTCAAGGATTTAAACCAGAGTCTATGCCAAAGATTGCAAATAGTCTTGGTTACAATGGAGACATGCAAGGCTTTCAACAA